AGCGATAGTGTGAGACGGGTCTCCAGCACTTTTCCTTGTAGACAGACCAAATGTTGAGTTTGAGTTGTCAATGTTTGTGCCGTTTTTTCTGAACCATACATCTACATCTTGCGTGTCGTTTGTAGTATTTTTGAGTTGCAAACTAAATTGCAGGTTGTATATACCGTCCTGAGACACGTTTATTCTTGACGAGTTAGACAAGGTTATGCCGTTGCCAAAGTCTGTTGTGTTAAACGTAACAGCATAGGCAGTCGTCGTATTGGCTGCCGTTTGATCCGTGGTGTCTTGAAACGCCCCATAAGGCATATTGATAAACCGTCCACCGCGAGGAGACGCAAAGGACTGCAAGGCATTGACTAACTTTAAGAAGAATGTGCGTAGCGCAGCATTCGTCTGAGCAACAGTCAGACGGTCATACCGATCCTGCGGGTTAGGCAGGTCTGGTACGGCTGGGGTCTGGAGTTGCTGGTTATAGTTCGTCATACAGCTTTGTTGTATTCCTCTTGACTCAGCAAACCGACTGCATATTTGTTTTGTGGTCTAAAGATGGTGAGTTTTTGCCCACGCATCTCAGGCGCGAAGGAGATATGCGTCCAGCTCGCAAATTCGTGGATCATCTGGTCAAACTTGATACCTGCTGCCTCAATAGCCTTACAGACCGCTAAAGGGTTACCAAAGTCCTTACAGGTGAAGTCAATCGCCCACCCGTCCATGTGTGAGCTGATCTTCGATCCACCCACAGCGACATTGACCTCTGGAAGACGCAACCATGAATTAACGTGAATTGACTTACCCAGTAACTTTCTCACCTCTTCCATGCCAGCAGCAGCCTTCTTCATGTTCTCTAACTGCTGTGGAGACGGTTGATTGTTAATGCCTAGACGGGTAGCCGTGTCGGAGTGTGTTGCCTCTTCAAGTGTGAAGTGCTCACTTAGTTGCATCTTCTTCTCCTACGATAGCCTTTGCGATGGCAGATGTTGCTTTGCGTCCTGAGATACCGCCAAGAGTACCGACACCCATAAAGGCAATGGCTTTAAGGATTTCAAGGAAGATTGCGTCAATCGGTGCGAGTTCAGCCTCTTGCTTCTCAAAGCCAATGAGCCACAAAGTGCCAAAGGCAATGACCATCACCATAAATGCAATAGACCTTACGACAAAAGCCCAGACTTGAACCTCGACCTCTTCAACGGTTGGTCTTGGACGATTAGCCCTAGCCAATAGCAGTTGCTTTAATAATTCAATCATTTGCGTTTCTTCATCAACTCTTCAGTTTTAGCCTTGCTTCCAGCAGAACTACCTCGATGGAAGTTAACTACTGTTCCCGTTAGTGTCCACAATGAACCCAAAGCAGTAAAAGCCATAGACTTGTTTTGCTCTGGCACGCCAATAATAAATACCACAAATGTCATTGTGAGAGCGCCAGCAATGATTGCTACGTCAATGACGTAAGCAATATTCTTTGCTAACCATGATGCTGTGGCAGAGTTCTGAATCTCTGAATTCATCTTCCTAGCGTCAGCAGTATTGGCAGCATCAATCTTTGCCATCTCCAACTCAAGTTCTGCTATCTTTTCAGCAGCCTTTGGATCACTTGCAATAGCCTTTGCAACGGCATCAACACTATCAGAAACACCAAACTTACTAGCCAAAGCGGTAATAGCAGCGCCACCCATAGGACCAGCGACAGCAGTTGCCAGCGTGGGTGCGACACCCTTGAGAAGATTGAGTAAGTCATTCATTTGCTTTCTTTCAGTTCCTGTTTGAGTTTTCTCAATTCCTTAATCTCTCTCTTGAGTTGCGCCTTCATGTACAAGGTCTCGATATAAGCGACTGTGGTTGTTGCAACAATGATGCACAATGCAACAACGCTCAAAATCCACCCGACAAGACGCGAAGTTGCCACATTAGCCACCCAAAAATCATAGAAATGAACACCACAGCGACACCCCCACTAATCAATTCAATCTTGCGTATTTCCTCTTGCTCTTGTCTCCATCTTTGAATTCTTGCCTTCCTTATCATCTCCGACCTTGCCCACGCTTGCTCTTGCTCTATCTTCTTGTACATCTTCAAGAATCGACTGTACAAGTCCTTTAGTTCTGCTGGCGCATAAACCATCGCCTCACGAACCTGCTCAAATAACTTCTCCAGTTGCAACTCAATTAAAGCGCGTTCAATCGCCTTCTTTGAGGTGTTTAGCTCTGGGTTGTAATTTGTTTTGCTCTCCTCTTCAAGTTCGTGGTAATAGTTCGTTATCTGTTGTTGCGTGTCAAATAAAAATCCAAGTTTGTCGCCAATGTCCTTGATAAGTTTGAGTTCTAGTTCTTCGTAGGACTGCTGGGCTGCAACTTCCTTGGCTTTCTTTTGCGCCACAGGCTTTGGAGCATCTGCTTTAGGCTTGTTGACGAAGATACCAAGAATCCAGTCAAAGATGCCCCTAATTGCCTTAACGTCAGATAAGACACCTTCGACTGCTTTCTTAGCCCCTTCAAGCTCCATGCGACCTTCGTGAAGCATTGCACAGCCTTGCTTGATAAAGCCGACTGCGCTTTGCGCCATGAGAAGGAGGCTAAAAGGGTCAATCTTTCACCTCTTTATAAATCTGATACAGCTTGTGCAGAATCATCAAGACGGTGTAGATCAGCGTAGCCCACAACAAGACTTCGCTGACCTGATAGCCAGCGACAGTTGCAAGGGATACGGTGACTGGAGGTGCAACCTTGGCAACGATTGCTGTCGCGCCTTCGGTTGTGTGCTCTGAGGTCATTTAGGATACTTATTCTTAACTGCTTGGCAATCTGCAATGTACTTGTCAATCTGTGCTTTGTCACCTTTGACTACAGCATCTAGATAGTCAGTGATTGGCGGGTACTCTGCCTTGCGTTTGCGTTGGTAATCTTTTGCATCGTATTCCGCTTGCAAACGAACTACCTCTGCATCAATTTGAGCATTAGTTAATGGCGCAGTAGTTGGGTTAATCCACTCAATAACACCATCACGAATTGCAAATTCTGCACTAGGCATTAACGAATTTATTGCTGTGCCTTTAGTAATCATTTTTGTATCCTTATGCTACTATTTCGTGAATAATGAATGTTGGGCGCTGAATTCCTATTGCAATTGCATTTGCTGCCGTACCAAAAAAGTATTTGGTAAGAGAGCCACTTTCATTCTTTGAATATAAACCATATGTTCTTGCGTTAGTACTACCAGCAGATACAGTAGTATTTAAAACCATTTGGTCAACATCATTATTATCAGTGTCTACTTGTCTAGCAGAACCATGCATTGGTGTTCTTACTCCATCACCAGTGTGCAAATTAACATCTGCACTATTTGTTATATCGTATATTTTGAAATGAGATAAAGTTGAATCAAAACGACCGCCAAAAGTAAAAACACATTGAATAAATAAAGTATTGCTTGCATTTTTTGGAGTAATGCTTACTCTAAAAGAACTACTTACTTCAGTCCAAGATGCAGTACCAAGTCCAACACTTGCTGGTGCTGGACAAGAAACTACTGTTTGAACAATTGAACCAGATGGAAAACTTGAAGCAGGAATTGATCCAGTTAATTGAGCTGCTGGGATAGAAGTAGCATTAGTTAAAACAATTGCAGATGGAGTACCTAAATTTGGTGTGATCAAAATTGGACTTGTCAGCGTTTTATTAGTTAGAGTGTCTGTCGTTGCCTTACCAACCAAGGTATCGGTTGCTGCTGGTAGCGTCAAAACGGTAGTGCCAGCAACCGCAGTTGCTTGAACCGTTGTAGTTCCAGAAGTAGAACCAGCAAATTTAGTTGTTCCAGCAAGAGTAATTGTCTTACCGCTACCAATATTAAGACCTACCGATGTCCAGTACCTGCTGCTGCAAAGATTGCATCCAATGAGTCCAGATCGGTATTGATCTTTGTTCCCCACGAATCCGTGGATGCACCTACCTCTGGTTTAGTTAGTAATAAATTTGTCGTCGTGGTATCTGCCATATTTCACCTCATGCTGGGACTTGCGTCCATGTTTCTGAATTGTCTGCTATTTGTGTCCAATTTTCTGATGTGTCTGAGACTGGACTCCAGCTCTCGGATGTGTCGCTAACAGTTGTCCAAGTCTCGGATGTGTCTGATTGTGCTGTCCAAGTTTCTGGCGTGTCGGGTACTACACCCCAGCCAAAACCCTTCATAGTGCCGACAGAACCAGTTATCTCTAGCCCAATTATCGCAACAGAGACCACGCTTGTGGCACTTCCAGCAGACGCAGTTCCTGAGACACCAATAATAGGCACAAAGGATATGACCTCTGCGACCATTGTGCCGACAGAACTTGACGACGAATTGCCAGTAATGGCAACGGATGCTGTGCCACGCGCCACACTTCCAGCAGACAGAGTGGACTCGTTGCCAGTAACTGCAAAGTTAATGTCACCACGGGTAACGCTACCAATGCCAGTTGTTGAGGCATTACCGCTAAGTGCAAAGGATGTTTCGCCACGGGTAATATCCCCGACCGATATGGTTGAAGCGTTACCACTAAGTGCTACTTGCTTGGTAAAAGTAACCGAATCAACAGCAGAGGTTGATGCGTTACCTGTAACGGCAAAACTTCTCTCGCCTACCGCTAGAGTGCCAACCGATAGGGTTGACGAGTTACCTGTTATTGCAACGGTTCTGGTAATGCCAACCGAGCCAACATTGCCTGTAATGACATTGCCATCTTCTTGCTCGGATATGTTTACGCCAAGAGTACCAATGCCAAGGGTTGACGAGTTGCCACTAATGACGACATTACCGATGCCATAGACACCTAAGCCGTAGTAGCCAGTACCGTAAGCAGCCATTGCGCTGCCCCTTTATTAAGCGAGTCTGATCAAGCCTGTGCTTGAGTCATTCGTCGGCATGGTTAATGTAAATGTTCCAGCCGTGACGGTCTGCGATCCAAATGTGTGGACGCTAACTGCTTTGTTTGACTGAGTTGAGTTGTAGATCAAGACCGCATCAAATGCAGTTGTCAGAGTCACATTAGAGAAACTGATGGACGCTGATGGTGTCCAGTAGGCAGTTGTGCCACTTGTTGCTGGCGCTGTGGCATTTGTCACCGTAGCACCACCAGCCGTGTAGTTCGTGCCTGTTACCTCGCCAGTAGACGAGTAGGCAGTAGTAGACGCATTGACCGTGGCAGATGCCAAGTACAAGGCAGCCTTGAATGTGTCAGCAGCCGTAGATGCGCGAGTTACACCAGTTCCAAAGTTGTGTGTGCCTGTTAAAAGCTCACCCTTGAACGATGTACACATAGCCTGTGTGTTAGCCATAGATATTTCCTTATAAAGATTGAGCGACTGGTTCACCAGTCACGGTCATGCGTTTTAAGGTCATATCGACTGAGCGATGCACAAGCTCGCCTTCTAGCCAATACTCAACCCAGCGCGTTGTCTCGTTTTCATTGTCGATAACGCCTTCTCTCTTTTCAAGCAAGGAGTCGTCCATCTCGCCTTTTGTAGTGTTCACTAGCATCTGTTATCCCAATGTCCTTGCACGAGCGACTAACGCGCCACCAGAGGAAGCAGACCTATCGTCTGCTGTCTTCAATTCCTCAAGACCCGTTTTGTAGAGCGCTGCCCATGTCGTAATTCTCGCATCATCTTGCAGATACGGTGCTGCTTGCATAAGAGAGCCGTAGAGATAAACGTCTGGGGAAGAGGTCAATAACCAGTTTGTTGTGTTACTAGTTGATAACTTGCTCAACTTTGCGTAGTACGCAAGTTCACCCGTATACGAGGTGTCTGGTACTGGCAGAAAGCGAAACTGGTTTCCAACTACGCTGAAGTATGCTGGAGTTGTTGCAGTTCTGTAAATGACTGAAAGACTATCCAACGAGTCAATAGTCTCAAACTGCAATGGTGTTGGCGGGTTTGTGTTTAACTTGAACGACTTAGTTTCAAGGAAGTCTGACGGTACGGCTGCGTACTCTGTGTCAATGGTTGCCGTGGAGCGTGACAGCATCTGTCTAGTGCGAAGATTGCGCTCAATCTGGGCTTCCGCTAAGGAAATAAAGTCAGGAATAGCAGAGGTGAGGTCTGTGCGGTTAAGCCAGTCCCCAATAGAGGTCTTCAGTTCAGCATAGGTTGTTAGCGCCATCTTCAGCCTTTTCTGCTTTCTCCAAATCACGCATCACCCAAGTGTGATCGTGCTTGAATTCAAAAGTACCGATATGCCCAATCTGTTTTGACACATCGTGGTCTATGTAGATTTTAAAGCCAGCAGCCTGTGCTTTTCGGCAAAAGAAAATATCCTCACCGATATAGCCACGCTTATCGGTACGCCAAGGAGTCTCAAACCAAGGTTCTGTCAGTCTCTCAAAGACCCTACGCTTAATGAGCATCACGCCCATGCCGATAGAGTGGACTTCCTCTAGCCCAGTTGACTCTGGCATCGTGTAGACGAGCTGTCTCTCACCGTTAACCTCGTTTTGGGCAGTAGGTCCTGTTGGCAGTCTGCGTCTTGCACAGTTCGTTGCAACGATGTCCAAGTCATGCTTCATCAATCTCTCGATCATGTCTTGTGGGAAAGTCATGTCTGAGTCCACAAACAAAACATGGGTACAACCCTCACGCATTGCGTCTAGGCACAGGTCAGCGCGTTGGTTCTGTATGAGCGTGCCTTGCATGATCTTGAGCGATACAGCATCCATCGTGTTGATGGTGTGAAACGCGACCATGTTGACCATACAGAAAGCATAGTTTGCGTGAACCATGTCACGCGCTGGGGTGCAGACTGCAATGTAGTTTGGTGTCATACCTGACCTGATCTTGTTCTAAAGTATTTGTTATCTTTGTCGTTGAGCCATTTTTTCATGTACTCTTGATCATCCAATTTACCCTCAGCCTTTAGTTGAAAGTAGATCGACATCGGGATGCTGGCGACTCTGCTCCACTCGCCCCAACGAGCACGCTCATCTGTCTGCGCGTACTCTTCTTATTCTCTTCAATGATTGCAGTCACATCTTGCTGTGTCTGGATTGTTGCTTGTCCAGTCTCGTCGTCAAAGTGGAAATAACGGGTTATTCCCTGTTCATCGTCTTTGCTAAAAAATCTTTTTTCGCTCATGTAAAAAAGGGTCTGAGTTTCCCCAGACCCTCTCGCTAGTTAGATCAAGATGTGATCAAGTCAGCAGCGATGCCGTGGGCATTCTCTGCCAATACTTTGTGACCCCACTCAACGATCAGCATACGCTTCTCAGCGTCACCAGTCTTTGCCAACTCAACTTGTTGGTAAGGACGCAGGGTTGTGACTTTTGCGTAATCTGGATCGATCACAAAAGCGTCACGCTCACGCTGGAAGCGGTTAGGCACGACTTGCACTTGACCGAAGTCAGACACATAGATGTCGGCTGCACCGATGATGGTTGCTGGACGATCACCACCGTTAATGTTGTAACGGGCTGAAGCGATACCAGAGAAGCCAGACACACGTTGCTTGTTGACTGGACCAGTCATCAAGATTTTTGGTGTGCCACCAGCAGTCCACACTTGTTGAATCACGTTCTTCAAGATGGTTTCTGTAAAGGTACGCACGTTACCGTCGGTACGGGCGCTGGTAGGTACAGTCGTATACGATGGGTTAGCACCGTTAGTCTGCATGTCGTAGTTAGTCTTGATGAAGGCTTGCAATGAAGCAGTACCGCGAGCTGTTGTGGTGTTACCAGCAGCAGCGACAGCGCCATTCAACATGGTGAACTCTTGGTCACGCTTCAACTCAGCGCTACGCTTGGCAATTTGGTATGCCAATTCAGAGCGACGACCAGCCTTGTTGACGGTCTCTTCAGTTGCAGACAAGACGATAGTTTTACGGCTGATCTGTGCATAGTTTTGCAAACGCACAGTAGCAGTAACGCTATCGAAGGAAGTTACATCGTCGCCCTCTAACTGCTTGTTAGCAGCAGCAGAAGCCAATGTGTCAGTCTGCCACTCAAACAATGAGTTGCTGATTGACTCACGACCGATGTTGCTCATGTAAGGAGTCTCTTCGGGAGCGATGTTAGTGATGATGTTGGATAAGTCCTCGCGGATACCCTTGGCATCAAAGGTTGTAAAGGTGTTGGTTACGATTGCCATTTAATGTGCCTCTATTTCAAAAGAAGTTCTATTGCAGATACCGCGTCATTGACGCGACCAGTTTTTGCAAGACGCTGTTTTGCGCGAGTGGCTTCAGTTGTTTGAGAGACGCGACCTGCTGCACTAGGCTTGGCGGGTCTTGGACCGTTATTGACAACAGGCTTGATCTGTCCACGCTTGGACATCATCTGGTCATAGAGCGCTGCCTTACGCAACGCAATGACTGCCCTGTGGTCATAGACATTCTTGAGTTCTTCTTCGCTAAATCCGATCTTTTTACCGAATTCAACGAGTAGAGCTTTTTCAGCCTGTGCCTTCTTTGGGTCTTTCCATTCGGGTACGGCTTGAATTAGGGCTTCTTGCTGGGTGGCAAGGTGAGCTTGAAATTCCTTTGCTCTTTGTTGCTCTGTAAGCTGAGAAAGTCGTGCCTGTTCGGACTGAATGGCTGCGAGTTTTTCTTGCTTATCACG